GATAGAATACAAAGCTTTCTCAGAGTATGAAGAGATGGCAGACAAACATGATTACGTGGGTACATTTAAACCTCTTAAGTCTGATAAGCGAACCATTGCTAAAACACTAGCAGTATACTCAGCGTTTACAGAGGGGCTACAATTATTCAGTAGCTTTGCTATCCTGTTAAACTTCCCACGCTTTGGTAAGATGAAAGGTATGGGACAGATTGTTACTTACTCTATCCGTGATGAGTCTATGCATGTTGAAGCTATGACTAAATTGTTTAGAGAGTTTATCCAAGAGAACATTGAGATATGGACTGACGATTTTAAAGGAGAGCTATATCAAATATGTAGAGAAATGGTAGAGCTTGAAGATAAGTTCCTTGACCTAGTGTTTGAGATGGGTGACCTAGAAGGACTTACTAAGCAGGATATGTATGCTTACAATAGATATATTGCTGACAGACGTTTGTTACAACTAGGATTAAAAACTAACTATGACCAGAAAGAAAATCCTCTTACTTGGATTGATGAAGTCATGGGTGTTGAGCATCAGAACTTCTTTGAAGGACGAGCTACTAGTTATATGAAGGCAGGATTACGAGGAAGGCAGGACTCTGTTACTTTTACAGGGATTGAGTAATGAAAAAGAAAAGAGAAGAAGCCCAACTTATAGGCTACAAACTTTTGTATAATCGTTCAGGTAATTTAGTAACGGAAAGGTTGTCAACAGATATCAGAGAGCTACAGAAATATTTTAGCACTGAAGAGTTTGCTGTACTAACTACAGTTGTAAGAGAAGCTACTAAAAAATTAGACGAGGTTCATAACTATATTGAATCTAATCTAAATGCTAGGAGAATGGATAGTTAAATTGTGTATATGATAATAGGTTCTTGCTTACCCTTGACATAGATAGGGTCTAAGAGTTTACCCTTAGTGCTTGAGCCTGTTATCGTACTCACCCCCACTACTATATCTTGCCCGACTTCTTTAGTAGAACTTTCTAAACGAGCCGCTAAATTAACCGCATCACCAATGGCTGAATAATCAAAACGTGTATCACTTCCCATATTACCTATCACTGCCTCTCCTGTATTTATGCCGATACCTATCTCTATTCCTAAGTTGGCTTCTGCCATATTTCGGTGTATCTCTAACGCTGTTTGAATGGCTTTGTTCTCGTGGTCTTCAAGGTCTATGGGTGCATTAAATATCGCCATCATAGCATCTCCGATATACTTGTCAACCATTCCTCCATTTTTCTTAACAGCATTTGCCTGAATTGTCAAGGCTTTATTCATAATTTCTGTGACCTCTTCAGGCTCTAGCCTCTCTTATAAACTCGTAAAGCCCCTAACATCTGTGAATAAGAACGTACATCTCCTTCTTTCTCCACCAAGCTTTAAAGAATCGGGGTTATCTTGTAGTTGTTTTACCTGTCGAGGGTCGAGGTAATGTTCAAATTGTTTTTTGATTAGCTGTCTTAATTTAAATTGCGTCCTAAAGTTTAGATAGAATTGTTGGGTAGCAATAAGTGTCATACTTATCATGCTCCAAGTAAAATCTATTAATAAATTATTAGTGACAAAGTAATTTTCAAGATAGCCCATTAGAGGCAACATAACCAAAAAGGATACTACCCCCTTAGTGATACCTAGATAGTTGATTACAACGGCTGTCAGTAAGCCTGAGAGGATTAATATGAACAGTTCAGCAAGCAATCTGTACTCTGGAATTTTGGGACTGTCAAGTAGCATACTTTCTGAAAGAGCCGCTTGAATTTTGTGAGGTTCTAGTAACCCAACAGGCGTTGCAAGTTGAGGAGAAATTCCTTGGGCAGTAAAACCTACGAAAACAAATTGACTTTCAACATCCATTTCTGCCAGTGTAGTTTGTGGTGTATCCACCCAACTAATCCACTTGCGTCCAAGGCTATCTGTATCTACTGGAGGTATTCCCTTAACCCTTATCATCTCAATACCATTTTGATTGGTAACAATCTGGTAAGTGTTGCCGCCTCCTAGTATTTTTAAAACCTCTGTTCCAAAGGAAGCCACCCATCCTGTAGGTGTTTGTTGAAGTAGGGGTATTTGTCTTACAAGATTATCAATATCCACTGGTGCAGACACAGCACCTTGAGAGGCAGACTGTTTTAGTATATCGATGTTCGATAAGAAACCAGAAGCTTTAGGTAAGTTTACATCTGGTCCTTTAATAACTGTGCCGTGGGTAGCAGGATATAATCCGTTACTTATTTCAGGCATGGCTATGACACTGGCAGACTTGGAAAGCTCTAAGGCAAACGCCTCGTCACCACCCATCCTATCTGCATGTGGGAATAACATAACCCACCCAACACCATAAGCTCCTGCATCCATAATCTCTTTATGTATTTCTGCAAGTCGTTGGCGTGGTAGAGGGTAACCTCCTTCTTGATTGAGGGTTTCTTCGTCTATGTTAAGCACTGTAAAATGCCCAGTAGCATGAGGTGTTTCTACAAGAGCATCAAAAGTTTTAAGTCTTAATACTTCTAAAGGTTCAGAGTTAAATAGTAAAGGTAGTGTTAGTATACCTAGTAAAGTTAATGCCCACTTCATATTATGCCCATACGTTAAGTAAAGTACCTAGCCTAGACAGAGGATAACCATACTTATATTTTATAAATCTTTTGTAGTTCATTTAATCTCCTTGGTTTATGGTAATACTAGAATCTCCTCCTCCATTAATAACAAGTTGAGTACCCTTACCATTCTGTACTAACAGGACAGTATAGCTACCACTTCTATCTACATCTAATCTTACTGTGTCTTCTAAAATTTTATAAAAACTTAATACATTGTCAGTTAAGAATGTATTTATCTGTGTATTAGAATCAAAACCCATTTGAGTTCCTCTTAAATTTATGTCAGTTCGTAATAGAGATTCGGTTTGCTCAAGTTCATTAACATCTTCTATAATGTCTAACAGGTCTTCGAGAAAATTAACATCTAAGTAATTTATATCAAGCTCTGTAAACTCTAACGTATCTTCTGCAAGATAATCTATTTCTAAATCATCAAACTCAAGGAGGTCAGCATCAAGAATATTAAGACTACTACCTCTATCTTCTGTTTCATTTTGTGTTACTTCTCGTGGTGTAGATACAATTAACATGTTATCTATTAACTCAAGAGTCAAGTCAAGTATAACAGGTTTGCTAGGCTTAGTCTCAAACATAGAGACCGTAGTAGCTTGATAAGGTTTATTTAATATTACTTGACCCATAGCTGTAGCAACAACAATCTCGCCACTCGGAAGACCATCATCGTCAGGTAATAGAATAACTAAACTACGTCCGAGTTCATCTACGGTTACAGTAAAGTCTGTACCCCTAATTCCAATCGTAGCACTTGGCGTTTTAATAAAGATGTTTTCTTTATCTATTGTAGCTAACTTACCAGTAATAAATCGTGCAGTTCCACTAGCAAATTGTAAAGCCATCTTAGACTTAGAAGGGTCTGGGTCATAGATAAATTCGTCTATAATTAATTCAGAGTGTTCTGTTAAACGAACTTGACTATCATCTAAAAATGTAATGCCCACCCTCCCATTAGAAGTTTGGACATTATCATAGCTGTTGATATTAAAATCTATTAAAGCTTTATAAGCTTCATCTCTTACTACTCGACCCGACCCTGTTAGTTCTGTTATGTTGCCTATATTAGCAACCGACTGCACTGCCGCCATCATTCTGGATGACACAGACAGTACCGCCAGAGCCAGTACTAAGTATTTTAAGCCAGTCATTATCAAGTGTACTCATTTGGTTTATGGAAAATGTTCTATTGCTCCCTGTTTGGTCTAGGTAGAAATAGCCACCTGCATAACCTTGACCGTCAAAGTTTACAGTGTTAGAATCTCCATCGATATCCATGTAGTTAGTCGCACCATCATAGTCTATATCGACATTGATTGTGTTACTATCTCCATTAATAATCCAATCTAAATCAGTGTTAGTTGACATAGAAGAAGTAGCTAAGTCTAACGTAAATGTATTACTACTCCCTGTAGTTTGGACATTAACATCAGAACCATCTGCTCCAAATGTGTTGTTAGGGTCTACTTGAATGGTAAAAGCATTACTGCTTCCATCAAAATTAAAGTAGCCTGTAAAGTTATCAGCCCAGATATCTCCTAAAAAGGAGTTAGTTGAACCTATTTGATTTACGTCAAGCGTCATTGTACCACCGTCTAAATCGAAAGGAGTCATTGAACCTGCGGAAGATAGTAATCCCCCTATCAAGTTAGCTGAACCTAACTGTTCTAAATCTAGATTAGCAGTAGCTCCACTCTGCTCTACGTATATCTCGTTGTCTGCGGCATATGTCAGTGTTGACAAAATGCTTAGTGCAGTTATTATTATTATTTTATTATTCATATTCCCAATAGCCTCTCTCTATTCCTATATGTATTATATTTAAAACCCCCGACTCTATTGCCTTTTGCAAAGCTATAGAGATACTCTCATTCTCAGCCACACCACCTTCTATTTCTACTAGTTGAGTACCAGTCTCAATAAAACGAAATATGTCCTGCGAAATACTTGTGGATAGAATACTTTTAGATACTAATGTTTCTGTAAGCACCTCACCTGTAGACACTGAAACTAATCTTAATGATATAGTAACAGTATCTTCTCTGTAAGATTTACTATTCCCGATGCCTAAGTATCGTGCACCTATGCCTCCAGATTTTAGATTAGCTTCATAGCTAACTACTCCACCCTGAACTAATAGCCCTGCAAAAAGCAAAGGCTTCATCTTGTTTTCTTCTTCAAACTCTTTGCGAGTTGACCTAATAAGTTGACGTTCTTTTGTCAGGTCATCTAGACCTACTCTTTCTACTACCCTAAAAAAATTACCGTTAGATGTATGTTTAAAAGCCCTGATTAAAAATGCTTCAGGAGCTTGAGTAACGGCTGTGCTAAAGAGAGCAAACGTGCTGTTGCTTCTTCGTTGACCTGTCATATCCCTAAAACTATTAGGGTATATAGCTATGGTTGGTTTGTTCTTAGCCGCAGGTAGGTTCTTTAGTTCTTCTGATTGTAAGTCTAGTGTTGATGTCGGTTGTATTTTTTTTGTTAAAAATAAATCGTCATTAGCATTAAAGACTGCACAACTAGAAAGTAAAAGTACCGATAGGCAAAGTAATAGTCGTAGTTTCTCCATTTGAGTCCGTGATAGTTAGGGTTATATATACACCATCACTACTATATGTAATGGTATTACCTTCTAATTCTATAGTTCCTTCTGAGCTAGGGTTCTCTCCAAATAAGTTTTCCACTAGTTGTCTTGAAAGCTGTGCATAAATTCTAGATTCTAAGTTTCTTACAAACCTAGCAAGTGTTGTGTTTTCTTTGTCTCTTTCAATCTCATCTTGCAAAGCTTTGAGTTCTGCTTTGAGTGATAATTTTCTTGAGTGCTCTTGATTTTCAATCGTAAGGTAATGTGAGCTTGTATTGTTACCATTAAAACTAGGGCTTTTAAATTTAAATATTTGCTCATCTGCTAAACTGTGTACTGAATAAAAGACTACAACCATACACCAAAAAAATACACAGATTGTGCAGTTTCGCATTGATTTGTAACTTCTAAACGTGGGTTTTAATTTCATTATTACTATGTCCATCCTTTTAAAATATTAGTCATTATTAACATAGCACAAGCAAGATTAATTAAAAGAATAATAGTTCGTATAATTGTAATTTGATTTTCTACAGGTGCTGTATCTTCATCGTTAAATGAACCTAATGAATACTTCCACACTTTCCATAATTTTAACATTACTAATCTTTCCTTTGGTCTTCTCTATCTGCTTTTGCTATTTTGTCTGTGTCAATTAAATTAGGTACTCCTAATAAAGTTTTAAGAAGTACGTCTTGTCGTATAGATTGATTATCTAAAGCCCTTACCCTATCGATTAGTGATATGATAATACCATACTGGCTGTCAAGTTTTGTAGATACTCTATCTTCCATAGTATCTAAACTTGTTTGAACTTTTTCATCTAGTGTATCTAGTTTAGTTTCCATGCCGTCAATAATTCTGTTGATAAGTTTAGACACGAACCAACCTAGACCCATTGCGGCGGCAATAGGAAATCCGACTTCTGTTATAAAGGTTACAACTTCAGACACTATTTATCAGGAGTATGTGATGCACCAAAATAAAAACTAATCACAGCACTTGCTAAACCACCGAGGTAGCCGAGCACTAAGTTAATAAGAGCTTCAGAGTTTTGCTCTGGTGGTTGTAGAGTAACGAGAAATATATATCCCATGAATCCTCCAACAACTGTTACGCCTATTATTCTTGCTGTCCAATCCTTTGAAAATTTTCCACGAGCATCCTGCTTATCTTGAGTTTCTAGTTCAAATACGTCTACGTCCAGTTCCTTCATTTGGATTTCAAAAGCATTCTCTGCTTTTTTAAGCTCTAGCATTTGTTCAGGTGTTGCTTCTGCTACAGCTTTCTCTATTGCTTTAGGTGTGTTAGGACATCCAAGTACATCAGCTATCATGTTAGCCGCCATACCACCCATAGGACCGCCTAGAGCAGTACCTAATGTAGGAGCTACTGCACCTATTATATTCTTTAATAAATTCTTCATTCGGATACTCCTATTACCATCATTTGTAGTTCTCTACTACGTCCACCTACTTGATTAAACCAACGACTGTCTTCCATTTCAACAGCCATCTGTTTCCAGTCACCTTCTTTACAAGCCTTTAACATATTCTTAAACTTAGAAAGTCTTGTACCACCTAAATTAAAACACATATTTACAAGTACATGCTGTATAGTTTCTGGCAATCTATTAAAAGAAGGTACAGTACCATAGACATGCATTGCTTCTCTATAATGTTTATCAAAGTCATCTGTGTAATATAAATCTACTACTTCTTGTGTTACAGGCGTACCTACTTCCCACGTATACTCAGGGTCTTGTGGTTGACATAGATGTCCAACACCTAGAGTTTTATAGCCTAAACTATCTTCATATATTTCAAGCACTTCTCCTTCGTGCCTTTTAATATCTGCTTTACATTCTTCTATATTCATAATCCTAATCCTTTCATTTGAGATTTTAACTCTCTATCTTCCAAATCTTGTACGGCTTCTGAGGATGCGTTAAACGGTAACCCTGTTTGCCTGTTAATCATTTCGTCAGGTTCTTCCTTGACGTTAGGTACGTTCATAACTAACCCACCTCTTGAGTAACCAGTAGATGGTTTAAACTCTTCTATTTTATCAACAGAATCTTTACCCATTGCCCTAGCTTTAGTTCTTATTGCTTTTTTAGTACCCTTACCAAATATTAAATCATAAGCAGAATATCCTGGAGCGTTAGTGGCTACTATTTCTTGCCAGCTTTTTCTATATAATACACCATCAATTAAATCTTGAGGTACAGGTCCTGCAAAAGTTTTAAGTATTGCAGTTAAATCCCCTGACTTTCGGTCTACTTCACCACCATATTTTTGTGCATAATCAAAAGGACCAAGACCACCCCATCTACGTATGGCTTCTATGCCTAGTTCATCCCACTCTTTCTCTGCTCCAGTTTCTCTGTCTACTAAATTTTCTCCACCACTTCTAAGAATATTCATTTGATGAGCTACAGTAGTCATTAAGATACCAGTAGCTAAAGCTTTAGGTGTTGATTGAAAAGCAGAAAATTGTCCTGTTTTTCCAAACTGTTTAAAATCAGTAGCAACTTCATTTGAAAATCTTTTAAGTACTGTGTTAGTAAACACGGTAGGATAACCTGCAAACTGAACTAATAACTGTGCAGTAGGTGATGAAAACCATAAAGGTCTGTTAGCTTCCGCAGTACTTGGGTTAAGAATAATTTCTTTAACAAATCTGTTAGCTCCTGAAGTATAACTCTCATTATAAAAAGGTAATTCTTTAGCTAGTTTATCATCAAACACACCATCCTTTAAAGAATTTCTATACCAAGTAACAGCATCGTCTGCATTAATACCCAAGTCACCTAGTTGTTCAGCAAGATACTGTTGTTTGTTCTTACTTAAACCACCATTAGAAAGTGATTCGGCATTCTGTCTTATTAATCTTTTACCAGATGTAAACGATGCAAGCTGTACAGCCTTTGTCCACTGCGTAAGTAGATTAACTTTAAAGAATCCATTCTGTATTTTTTTAGCAAACCCTGAATGTAATCCTTCACCTGCTAAACCTTCAAGTCTTTCTTGTACTGCTTGTTCTAAAGCTAATCCAGTTTGATATAATTCTGTCCACTCATCATCTTTTAGACTACTCTTAAACTCCATACCTAAGAATTTTTCGTCAGCTATATCAGAAGTTTCTTTTCCACTTCTTCTTCTAATACTTTTAATAGTTCTAAACATTATATCGTTAGTTTCTTTACGTATAGCATTACCTATATCTTTTGCTACATTAAATCCATCACCCTTACGTGCTCTAGCTAATAATAACATAGGCTCAGTAACACTAGAAACTGTAGCCATTGGTAAATGGGCTAACTGCTGTGAAATTTTAAGAACGTCTGAAGCACCTCTTGCAAATGCAGTCTTTTTAAGAGGGTCTTCTCTAAAAGTTTCAATACCTGTAATTCTTCGATACATTTCACGTACTTTATCTTGCACCATTTTTGCTTCATCGTCACCAATACCATTAGCTTTTAATTCTTTTCTAATAGGGTCAAGATAACTATCAAAAAACTCAGTTTCACTTCTTCCAAAAAACTTAGCTCTTTCTATTGAACGAGCAGAGTTACTAAAATAACTTTCTAAAATTGTTTGTAAGTTATCTTCTAATACAAAAGAAATTTCATTATCATCTAAGTTTGTAAATCTCCTAGCTTGTAAATGTCCACTAGAAGCACCTGTTGTTTTATCTTGTTTCATCATTTTAATGTCAAAAGGTGTCCATCTTTCTTCTAACATATCATCAACAATTTTTTCAGCTTTAGCTTTTTGAGCAAGTAAAGCTTGTTCAGGTGTAGCATCTTCAAGCCATCTAGTTCCGTCTGCTCTTGCCTGAACTCCTACCTCTTCTAAAAAGTCTCTGCCAAAAACATTTGAATCTAAACCTCTAGCATCTTCCTTTTTACCTTTAATAAGATTACCATCTTCTGTTCTAATTGTAATATCATCTATGTTATTCATAGGGTCAGCGTGTTTAGCGGCAATTAATTTTTCTTCAAAAGCTTTTCTATTGTTGCTTAATTTACTGTAGTTAAACAAACGAGGCATATAACCTCCTAAGTTTAGTGTATCTATTTTAAATAGTTTAGCATCATTTAAATCTGTAAATGTATCATCTAATAAATTCCTGACACCACCTTTACCATCATAAATAATTTTTCCATTGTCTAATGTACCACCATAAGATAAAGCAATCTCATCAGTTACTTCAACACCATTATGTTTTGTACCTACTAAGTCACCAATAAATTTTTTGTTTGGGTTGGAAGACGGTACAGCTACAACATCTTTATCACGCAATAAAGTTATTAAAGATATGTTATCTTTTTGAGTTATTAAAGCATCCTTACCTGTTTTATTTAAAACACCTAATGATTTAGCTAAACCAAAATTATATAGTCCAGTTCTTTCTCCTAAAGCTAATCCATAAGATTTTGCTTTAACTAAAAATTCTCCTTTACTAGTTAATGTAGTATCAAAGTCATAACGAACTTTAGCTAATAACTCTTTTAATTTAGGAGAGCTATCTACATATTGTAAGAAACGTGTAGTGGGTTTACCGACAAGATTAGCAACAGCTATATTTTTTCCTTTTTTTGTAGAATTAATAAACCTATCAATATTATATTCTTCAAATACTTTTTTTCTTAAGTCTTG